GAGGGACCCCCAGATCAAGATCCACGGGGGACCGCCGGGGAGGTGGCTCCCAGGTTTGCCAGGTTCAGAGCCTAGGTGATCATGCTCCGCTGTCACGCAAGGTGACGGCGTTTTCGCCGCGCAACGCGGCTAGTTGGAGTGATCGATATGCCGAAGGGTGGAGCACGCACCAGGTCCGGGCCGGCGCCCGATCCGACCGCGCTGAGGCGTGAGCGAGACGCTGGCGAGTGGACGATTCTTCCTGCTGGGGGCCGTGAAGGCGCAACGCCTGACTGGCCGTTCGAGGAGCAGAGCGTTCGCGAGGCGGTGCTGTGGGAACGTCTCTGGGAGAAGCCGCAGGGGCTGATGTGGGAGCGCTACGGCCAGGAGATCGAGGTTGCGCTGTACGCCCGTCGGCTCGCTGAGGCGGAGAAGCCGGACTCGGCGGTCGTCCTGTCGACGCTTGTGCGGCAGATGGCGGACTCGTTGGGGCTGACGACGCCTGGAATGCGCGGCAACCGGTGGCGCATCGACCGGATCAGCGAGGAAGACGAGACGCTGACGGGGCTGAGCGCGCCTGCCATTGAGGCGACCTCGGCGCGAGCCAGGCTGAGGGCGGTGCCTGGTGGTAGCGGCTGACGACGGGACCTGGCCGCTGGATTTCCCCACCCTGTACGTCGTCCCTGACTGGATTGCTCGGCATTGCCTGCTGCAGTCGGTTGGCGGCCTGGATATCACGCCGCGCCCGTTCGAGATGTACGACTGGCAGCTGCGGATCACGGCGAATCTGTACCGTGTCAAGCCGACTGCCGAGCTTGGCCAGCTGTCGACCGCGTTCCACTATCGGCGTGCTCAGGCGGTGGCTCCTCAGAAGTCCGGCAAGGGTCCGTGGGCCGCGTCTGTGGTTGCCGCGGAGGCCGTTGGCCCGGTGCTGTTCAACGGTTGGGCGCAGGGCGGGGAGCGCTATCGGTGCTCGGATCACGGGTGCGGCTGTGGCTGGGTGTACTGGTACGAGCCGGGCGAGCCAATGGGCCGGCCGTGGAATCAGCCGCTGATCCAGATCACGGCAACGTCCGAGGATCAGACGGACAACACGTACCGGCCTCTGCAGGCGATGATTCGGAATGGCCCGCTGTCCGAGGTGATGAAAGTCGGTGAGCAGTTCATCCGGCTGCCGAACGACGGCCGGATCGACGTCGTCACATCGTCCGCCCAGTCGAGGCTGGGTAACCCGATCACGTTTGCGTCGCAGGACGAGAGCGGAATCTGGACCGAGCAGAACGGCATGACCAAGGTCGCCACGACGCAACGCCGCGGCCTGGCGGGCATGTCAGGGCGCTCGCTGGAGCAGACGAATGCCTGGGATCCGACGGAGAACACGGTCGCGCAGAAGACCGCGGAGACGAAGGCCCCGGACGTCTACCGGTTCCACCGGCTGCCGCCCAAGAGCCTGTCGTACACGAACAAGGCGGAACGGCGGCGAATCCACGCGGCCGTGTACCTGGGCAGTACGCACATCGACCTCGATGCCATCGAGGGCGAGGCCTTCGAGCTGATGGAGAAGGAGCCTGCGGAAGCGGAGCGCTTCTACGGCAACCGCATCACGGCGGGCATGGGCACCTGGCTGCAGCAGGACCGCTGGGACGCCCGCATCGCCTTGGAGGACGTGCCGGACGGCACGGCTCTCGCGCTGGGCTTCGACGGCTCCGACGTGGACGACTGGACAGGCATCCGTGCCGAGACTTTGGACGGCTACCAGTTCACTCCGACCTACGGGCCTGACAACAGGCCGTGCATCTGGGATCCGGAGGACTGGGAGGGTCAGGTGCCGCGGCTTGAGGTCGATGCCGCGGTGGATGAACTGATGGGCCGCTTCAACGTGGTGCGTATGTACGGCGACCCGCCGTACTGGACCAGCGAGATGGCGGCCTGGCAGGCCCGATTCGGCGAGAAGCGCGTCACTGAGTGGCAGACGTACCGCGTTGCGCAGATGCATGCGGCCTGCGAGCAGCTACTGACGGACGTCACGAAGAAGGACACGACCTTCCGGCATGACGGCTGTGAGACGACGTCTATCCACGTCCGGAACGCCCGCAAGGCGGCCCGGCCGGCGAAGCGTTACGTGCTGCGTAAGGCGACGCACGTTCAAAAGATCGACCTTGCCGTGGTGTCAGTTCTAGCCCATGAGGCCGCGTGCGATGCGATCGCCGCTGGTGAAGCCCGGACCAAGAAGCGCAGGGCGCGCGGATTCTGACCGAGAGGGGGCCGGATGCTTCAGCCTGCAGTCCAGTCCCCGGAGTGGTGGCGTGACCGCTTGTACGAGGCGCTGTGCAAGCGGTCGGAGGAGACGAAAGTCTTTGACGACTACTACGAGTGCGAGCACCCGCTGCCGCACCTGCACGAGAGGGCGCGGGAGCCGTTCCGGCGGCTGCTGAAGATGTCCCGGGCGAATTACATGGAGCTCGTCGTCGATGCGCTCGTGGGTCGCCTGGAGGTGGCTGGCTTCCAGTCGGACGCCGACGCCGGTGACGCGGATCAGGCGGCGTGGGGGCTGTGGCAGGACAACAACCTGGACGGCGGCTCGTCGCTGGCGTTCCTGGAGGCGGCGATCCGCGGCAACGCCTACATGCTGGTGTCGCCGGACAAGCGACTCGGCTTCCGGATCACTCCGGAGCATCCGACGCAGGTCATCACGGAGGAGAAGCCGGGGGAGCCCGGCGAGATGGCCGCTGCGCTGAAGCTGTGGATCGATGACTGGACGGCCAAGCTGTGCTGCACGGTCTATCTCCCCGACCGGATCTACAAGTTCGAGGCGCCTGAGCCGAAGTACGGGCAGGGACACCAGAAGCCTCAGTGGGTGCGCCGCGACGTGGCGGGCGAGGAGTGGGGCGGTAAGAACGTCCTCGGCGAGGTTCCGTTCGGTGAGCTCGCGAACCGGCCGCGGATGCTGAAGCCGGGCGCTTCGGAGTTGCGGTCGGTCACGGGGATCCAGGACCGGATCAACAAGACGATCGCGGACCGGATGATGACGCAGGAGTTCGCAGCGTTCCCGCAGAAATGGGTCACCGGGATGGAGATCCCGGTCGACGAGAACGGTCAGGACATCGAGCCGTTCGACGTCGCCGTCAACAAGATCCTCATTGCGGAGGAGGGCGGCGCCAAGTTCGGCCAGTTCGCTGCCGCGGACCTCTCCGGTTACCTGAAGGGCAAGGAAGCCGACGTCCACGACATTGCGGCGATCACGTCGACACCTCCGCACTATCTCCTCGGCAGCATGATCAACCTGAGCGCGGAGGCACTGAAGGCAGCCGAGGCGGGCCTGATCCACAAGATCTATCAGCGTCGCCGGTTCCTCGAGGAAGGCCTGGAGCGAACGATGCGGCTGGCCGGGTTCGCCTCGTCGCAGGCCCGCATCGTGTGGAAGAGCCCGGAGTGGCGCACTGAGGGCGAACTCGTCGACGCCCTGGTCAAGATGTCGACGCTCGGGGTGCCGCGGGAGGTGCTGTGGGAGCGCTGGGGTGCTACGCCGCAGGAGATCGAGCGCTGGCGCCAGCTCAACGAGGACGCCCTCGACCGGGCCATGGGCGGCGACTTGGCAGCCGAGTACGGGCCTAAGCCACCCGCGTTCGAGCTGCCCGTCGACGCGATCCCCGCGGAGTAGGCCGTGGCGACGGCTCGGCAGATCGCACTGCGCCACTACCGCCGCCAGCAGCGATACACCCGCAAGGCCGCCAACCAGGTGCAGGAGCTTTGGCGCCTGCTCGACATTGGCGACCTGACGGGCTCCTGGAATGCCGGGATCGGCCGCCGTATGGCCGATGCTGTCGCCGCCGGGCAGTTGGCGTCTGCTGGGCTCGCCGACGACTACGTCGATGAGGTCGCGGACGCCGAGGGCGCCGATCCGGTGCGTGCGGGCAGCGTTCGACCGTCAGCCTTCTCCGGGCTTGCGGCGGACGGGCGTGGTCTGGATTCGCTGATGTACCTGTCGGTGATCACCACGAAGCAGGGCATCGGTCACGGTCTGACCGCGGACGACGCGATGATGCGCGGCCTGCAGCGGGCGTTGATGCTGTCGACGTCCGAGGTCGCGCAGGCGGGCCGTAGCGCGGTCGGCTCGTCGATGGTCGGCAAGCGCACGATCCAGGGCTACGTCCGGGTCGTTCAGCCTCCGGCCTGCTCCCGCTGCATCATCCTGGCAGGCAAGGAGTACGGCTGGAACAAGGGCTTCCAGCGGCATCCGCGCTGCGACTGCGTCCACCTGCCGACCACGCTGATCGCCCGCAATCAGCACCTCGACCGCGGTGGATTCATCGACCCGAACGCCTACTTCAACCGGCTGTCTCGCGCCGAGCAGGACCGCGTCTTCACCGCCGCGGGCGCGCGGGCGATCCGTGAGGGCGCCGACATGTCGCAGATCGTCAACGCCCGCCGCGGTATGTACACCACGACGACCTACGGCCGCACGTTGCGCGCAACGCGCGAGGGCACGACGACGCGCGGCCACTACTACCGGCAGGAGCGGGCCCGGGACATCGCCCGCGGCCGCGTCCCCGCCAACATCGGCCGCCAATACCGGCTGATGTCACCCCGACTCCTGCCCGAGCAGATCTTCGAGCTCGCCGGGAGCCGCGACGAGGCGATCGCCATGCTGCGGCGCTTCGGCTACCTGACCTGACCGCGCGCAATGCGTGGCCTTATCCCGCAACGGGAGTACCGCATGTCCGAAACCGCAACCGAATCCGTCGCGCCCGAAGGCGGCGAGCCCGCCGAACCGGGCGGCCCCGCCGCACCGGCCGGTGACGCCCCTCTCGGACCGGCTGGAGAGAAGGCGCTCGCTGAGTGGAAGCAGCGCGCCAAGGACGCCGAGAAGGCGAACCGAACGAACGCTGCGCGCCTGCAGGAGATCGAGGACCGCGACAAGACGGAAGTCCAGAAGGCTGGTGAGCGGGCTACCGCCGCCGAACAGCGGGCCACCGCAATGGTGGAACGAGCCGCCCGCGCCGAGGTGCGGGCCCTCGCCGCATCGACCTTCGCGGACCCGTCGGACGCTGCCGCCTTCCTGAACCTGGGCGACTTCGTCGACGACGAAGGCGACATCGACAGCAAGGGCATCGAGAAGGCCCTCGCCGACCTGCTGAAGCGCAAGCCGCACCTCGGCAAGGAGCAGCCCGTCGCCCCGTCTTTCGACGGCGGAGCGCGCACGACGGCGGGTGCGCCGACCGACATGAACGCCCTGATCCGCCAGAAGGCCGGTCTCGGCTGACCCATCCCCGGCACGGCGAGGTCCGGCCGGCTGAAGAGAAATGAGAGGGCCGGACCATGGCCTTTACCAACCTGACCTCGCGGACGGACGCCCAGGCGCTCATCCCGGAAGAGGTCTCCAACGAGATGCTCGGCAAGGCGCTGGAGCAGTCCGCCGTCCT